TTTCAAGAACTGCATCTAAATCTCTAACTAAAGACTGTGCTACGTCTTCTTCATACTCTGCACTTGCTCTAGTCAATGATTGTACTATCTTTGCCATTATAAACTTGCAATGCCTCCTCTTGCCATTCTAAATGCTGCATGTTGGCCGGTAGTCATTCCACTACCTAAATTAGCTCCACTAGATTGACTTGGTCCATCACCACCTTGGTAATCTGCTCCTGAATAAATAGTATTGTCTATTTCAACACCGCCAGCATTTATAGCATTTTTGTCAAAATAGTTTTGGGCAAAATCTTTTTTAGCTAAATTAAATTTATTTGTTCCTGTGTAGTTTGCATCTTTTGCTAGTGTGTTCATGTAATTACCAAAAAGAGAAACGGGGTTTCTACCAAATGGATCTTGGTTTAAATTACCTGCTCTTAAAGCATCATAATAACCATAAGGATCAGTGGGCATGTTAGATCCACCTACTGTAAAACTTCTATCAAAAATATTTCTTGGAGAATCTTTTGGCAAATTTGATAATATAAAACCAAGCCCTGGCATAATTGCATTTCCTATTCCTGACTTAATCATTTTTCCAAAATCTATTCCTTTGTCTTTTATATAACTTGCAAAATCTATTCCTCTATCTTTAATAGATCCTATACCTTCAGTTAAACCACTAATGTCTTCAAGAAAAGCATCTTTAGTTTCTCCTAGACCTTTATAAGCATCTTTAAAAATACCACCTTCAAGAAAATCTCTTTTTAATTGATCTCTAATTCTATATTTAGATATATCATCAGATAAAATTGATTCATCTATTTCTACACTTTCATCTGTTATTCTATCAGGCAGTTTATTATCTTTTAACATTTGTAAAATTTCACCATCAGTTCTTCTATGTAAATTTGGATTAGATTTTCTTGCTTGATTAACGAAAAGTAATTCTAATTCTGACATTATCGTCTTCCTCCAGCATGTATATCTAATCTAAAAGTTCCTAGTTTCCAACTAGTATCTACTGCAGTGTTAGATATTTTTAAAGCTACTGCTCTGCCTCTGGCTCTTGTATCTACTTTATCTGTAGAACTAGATACTGTAAAAGGTCCTAAAGATGAACTAGCTGCCGTGTCATTAGGATAGTTTCTTAAATCTAACTGTATAATAGAATCACCTTCTTGAGATATAAAATCAGGTATAATTCTACTAACTCTCATAATGTTTTCACCATCACCTCTAAGATCAGCTAAATTAGTTGAAGCTCCTCTAACAACTTTTTGTGTAATGTCAAAGTCTCCTGATGTTATGCTTGCAGGTATAGCTGTTGTTACACCACTTCTAATTTGATTAATTCCAGTTTCATGTTCGTAATAATACGTAACTCCTTCTGTATTACCTTCTACATCAAAAGAAGTATTATCACTCGAATCATATTGTGTTGCATGTGGTAATCCAAATACTGCTGAGTCTTGCCAAGTTGTTCTGGTATATAAAGTGCTATCGTTTGTAAACCATATAGGTCGTTTAGCTGTAGAGTCTAGATAACTATATGTTACTGATCTTAAATTAACATTAGAATTTGATGTTGGATAAAACCAAGTTACTTCTCCAAACAAGTTGTTAATGCCTGCATAAATCATTTGATTAGATGTTGTGTTAAGGTTGTCATAAACATAATCTTCAACTAAACAGTCCATCGATTCTAGTTTACCAGTGTATCTAAAAAAACCATTTTCAGACATCCAGTACGCGGCACCATCAACTTCAACAGCTGCATTCATTCCAATTAATCCACAGTTAGTACCTACTTGTTCAAAAGCAAATGTAAAAGGGGTTCCAACAAAACGCATAGTAAATAAAGCTGTATCACTCCAAACATAAATTGCATTTCTACCGAGCGTAGCTCCCATGATTCGTGATCCGTCGGCCAGTCTTTGTGTACCAGCACTATTTTCAGCTGTAGGTGCATAGTCATTAATATTTTCTTGAGACGAAAATCTTATAAACATTTCATCTTGTGAAGTTTTGTCACCAATAGTTGTTTCTGTACCAAAAAATACTAAGTGACGGTCAGGTGTAGATACCAACATATCCCTAGATGCGGTTGGCGCACCGGTTATAATTGTAGCTCTTGTTGCTGTAGCATTAGATGCATTTGAATTCCATTCAAAACATTCACCATTAAAAATTAAAGCAATAAGCGTATCACCAAGATTATCAAGAGCCCATAAACCTGGCTCTGCTACTTTATCCGTGGTGCTTGCTGCTTGACCCCATGCAGAATAACTACTTGTGTTTGTAACCGTTGCACCTGTCAAGTGTGCTGCTCGTGTTGTACCTCTGACTGCTCTCGTAATTCCAGTCAAATCATTTCCAGACACTCCGGTGTAAGAAATTTCTTCAGTACCAACTTGAATATAGTTTGTACCAGTTGTTGGAAAACCAACAGTAGATGTTAATGTTATGCTTGTACCCGATCCTCCTGTACCAAAAGCATCATCTAATAATGCTCCATTTAAAGTTGTTGTTCTAGGAGATGTTACTGTTCCACCCCATTGAGATATACCAAAACCAAATACTCCAACTTGTTCAGCTGGTCCTACGTGATAGTATTGAAAATAAGTAATGCCTCCTGATGTAGTGGCTCCTGATCCTGTTTCATTACTAGGCATAGTAATAGTAGCTTCTGTTCCAGAAGGTGTGGTTGCTATCATAAATTTTTTATCTGCAAAATCTGATGCTCCAAAATTAGAATTAGTAATAGCAGTAAATGTACTAGCGTCACCGAATAAAATAATATCGCCTTCCTCAAGATTGTGAGAAGTAGGAAAAGTTAAAGTTACCGTTGGTGATCCGTTTGTTGTACTAAAAAAATTTGTAACAGCAGTCCCTGATGGATTTACCAAAGGGTGTATGTCATAATATATTCCTCCAGAAAAAGCATATAAAATTCTATTTGTTCCTATAATAGCGTATTTGACACCTTCTCTGTTAACCATGTGATGCAAGCCTCTAGCTGCTCCAGTTAATTTGCTGTCTCCTAGTTGATTCCAACCGCCTATTTTTTCAGGAGTACCGTATCTAAAACGTACATTTTGACCTTCTATCCATTGAGACTCTGCTCCGGTAGGTGTAACTTGTTTGTTAAACCCAGGTAAAAATCCTAATTTTTGTAACATAATGTATAATCCTTAAAAGGAGACAGGGGGTATGTGGTGGTGCCCTGTCTCCATCTAAAGACTATATCATCGTTTAAACCAAGAAGGAAGACCTAAATGTGGACGCTTGTCGAACACATTATCCTTTGCCCCAGGTGTTTTACGATTGTTATAATGCAAAAAAACTTGTACGCATTCTTTGCCTTTAAATTTTTCTCTCCAATGTTCTAATTCCATACCTTTATAAACTAACATATCACCAGGTTTTAAATTTATTTTAATACCTTTTTTACCAACTTCTCCAGATGGCTCTAAATATATTGGCCAATCATCACCACCCAAATTCATGGTTGTAGATATCTCACAACTAAATCTATCTTTGTGTCTTTTTAATTCATCACCTTTTTTATATATTCTTGCATAAGAATAATTAGGGTCTAGTTTTAATCCTGTTACTTTTTCCATTTCTGGTTGGCATTTAAGCATTAAAGTTTCCATAGCAATATTAGCATACTGACAATATGTATTAGGTATTTGATCATCTTTATCTTCATAGTAACCTAATAAAACTTCGAATGGAGAAATATATTTTGATTGACTGCAAGTATCATAAACTTGTTTTTGCATACAAAAATAATTAGCAACAAATGAAGCTAAATCTCTAGATATAGCTTTCTTAATAATAACATATTTATTTTTTTTAAAACTCATATGTATTCAAACCACCCAGTCATTATCATTTTTTCTTTATCTACGATTTGACCCTTATGCGTATGAGTAAAATCAGTTGGCCAAATTAATGTTAACCCTTTTTTAGAAGGAGTTGTAATTTTTTGGTATTTAAATTTTGTACCACCATTCTGTATGCTATTCAAGTATGTCATAAAAACTAATATTCTTTTACAAGATGCCATACTTGCCCTTTCATTATGCCATTCTTTAAAACCACCTTTTTTAGGATATTTTTGAATGTTGGCTTGAGAAAATTCAAATCTTTGATTTAAATTTAGTTCCGGATATTTTTTAATATATAAATTTAAAACTTTTTGTAAATATTTTTGATATTGCACTATTTCATCATCTTGATTATGTCGATAGATTACTAAATCTGATGAATCTTTTATTTTTTTATTTACTATATTACTAGCGTTAGTACCAACAATAACATTATTTGATTTATTATAATAAGAAATTAATTTGTCACAAATACTTGAAGGCATAAACCAGCCTCCTATAAAACTTTCTTTTGGTAATTTGTATTCTTTTAACTTCATTTATTTTTTTATTAATTTGTTTACTTCAGGTAAATAAATATAATTTAATTTACTATTATCAAATAACTCTTTTAAATCTAACATAGTTTCAACTAATACTTCACCCGGTAAATTTAAACTAGTATTTACTAAAATAGGCACACCAGTTAATTTATAAAATGCTTTTATTAAATTATAAAAATTTAAATTATTTTTTTTACTAACTGTTTGAATTCTTGAGTCATTATTTTTAGATACGCCTGCTTCTAAAATATTTTTTTTCTTAATTTTAAACACATACATCATATGTGGAGATTCATCTATTAACATGTCAAACCATTCTTTAGCTTTTTCTTTTAAAACAGAACAAGCAAAAGGTCTAAACCATTCTCTTTTTTTTATTTGGTTTAATTTATTATGAGCTTTTTTATTTATAGGACTCATTAACAAAGATCTATTTCCAAGACCTCTTTGACCTTGTTCACTTCTAGATTGAAAGATTGCAACTGGTTCATTAAGTAAAATTTTAGATACTTCTTCTGTTGTAGTGTTTACGATATTATATTGATAAAAAATACTTGTATCTATTTCTTGTGGTATACCTAAATAAATTTTATCATTAGTTATTTTATTATTTAAATAAAAATTTGCAGCACCAAGACTTAATCCAAAATCTCCGTTAAACGGATCACAAAATAAATTATTAAATTTTAAAAGTAATTTTGAATTATTAATAACATTTTGAGCACATCCTCCTGTCAAATGTAAATCATCACTTATGTTTTTGTTATCTATAAATTCGGTTAATTCGTTTTCAAAATTATTTTGAATTGTTGCAGGTCTTTTATCATATAAACTCCAAGCCATAGTCTTCCCACAATCGTGTCCGGTTCCAAAATGTTCAATAGTAAATTGTTCATATCGTTCACAAATTTTATTTTTTTCAGTAAGTATATGTTTTAAATTTTTATCGTAAAAATAAAGACTTTCGTTTTCAAAAAAGTCTTCAAATTTAGCTCCTCTACCATCACAAACTAATATATTTTTTATATTCTTGTTCCAAGTTAAAGCACAATATGCATGAAACAAATGATGAAATTTATCACCGTAATATATTATTTCTATGTCTTTAAGTTTTTTACTATTATATTTAATTATATGACCCCATAATTGTAAACAATGATTAGAGTGATTATGGGAAATTATTATTTTATTTATTTTAAGTTTTTCTATTTCTTGTATTAAATTCTTGTTTGGAAAAGCAAAATATTTAAATCTATTGTATCTATCTATTTGTGTATGAAATGCAATTTTGTTATTTTTAATATATGTAACGCATCCATCGTGAGATGCATAAATTGAAAGTATATTCATTTTAAAAATAATTAAAATTTACAGTTATTCTTCTTTTTTGATCTGAACAAGCAGAACTAGAATGTGGTTTACTTGGATCAAAAAATACAACTCTATTAGCTTTTGCTTGTACGTTTTCTTTTTCAAAATAAGTATCACCATCATTATCATTAATATATAAAAGACATCCTTTATGTGAATAAGGATAATCAGTATGATTTTTATGTTTTCTTTTTTTACCTACATTCATATACATATTTCCTTTAATTCTTATAACTGCTTTACAATCTATCTTTTGCAAAAATTTATTCCACATAGGATAATAATTACTATTTTCATGATTGGCATGATAAAATAAATGTATAAAGTAATAAAAATTTTTAGGATCTTTTTTATCTGAAATACAATCATTATAAAACCATGGGAAATCAGCACTTAATATGTTGTCTTTAATCTCTTTAAAATACTGTTCGTCTAAAAAATTATCAATAACTTTAAACATAATTAAAACTTATACTTATCCTTTCTTCTTTGTTTAAATTTGGTTCAACGTAATGTTTTAAATAAGATGGAAATAAAACACATTGATTTTCTTTTGGTTCTATTGTCCAAGTAGATGAATTATATTGATTGTAATTTTTAATACTATCATAAAAAGCACTAAGATCTTTATTTAAAAAAACAATTGATCCTGAATTTTTAGGAATAGAAACATAGTACACTCCTGATATAACACATCCTGCATGGTTGTGTGGTCTGTTAAAAGAACCTAGACCATTAACATTGTACCATAAATTATGTAATTTTAATTTTTTTGAAAGAGATAAATTTTTTTCTATTTCTTTAATATTAACATTTATTTTCTCAAATAAATCTGTAAAATTTTTAGGCACTGTTTTAAACCTACTACTTTGCCATCCTCCGTAATTACTTCTACTATCAGTATTTTTTACAGATTTAAGATCTAAAATTTCTTTTTTATATTTTTTTAAATTAAATTTAAAAGTATCTATTGATAGGTAAGAACAAAAAATATTAAACATCTTTAGCCATTTCTTTTGGAATAGCTTGCATATTCCAATGTATAAATCTAAATGGTTCTAAACCATAATCTACAGCAAATTCATGTTCTAAATATCCTGGAAAAATAACTAATGTTCCGGGACTTGGTTTAATGTGCATAAGTTCTGTGCCACTCCAAAGACCTTTTTGTTCTCTCATTTTTAATTTAGTTGCACGTGCTCCTGTTCTCGGGTCGTGAAATATAGGGTAAGAAGTTTTACTTGAACACTTTAAAAAATAAAAACCTGATACGTGTTGATTCCAATGTATATGTGCACTATGATGTCCTCCACCCTTTTTAGAAAACTCTTGTACCCAAAACTCACTAAACATAGTTTGATAGTGTTGCATATCATAACCCATGTGATTTAAAAACTCCCAAGACTTTTGATTAATATAATTTTTAAAATCTAAAAAATTATTATCAGCTGTTAGTGGTGTTGAGTGATGTGATAATCCAAAATCACCGTGTTTTTTAATATGCTCGTCGTTGTTATTTTTTGCTTCTTTAATATATTTGTTACTGGCTTTACTTAAAGACTTAACAAATTCTGGTTTTTGTTCTGACCAAATAGGTGTGCTAAAAAAATTACTAATATGCATTATTTAAAAGGATATCCAACATTCCAAACAACTAATGAATATCTTACTCCTTTTGTTACCGGTTTAACTCTATGCCAAATATGAGAAGGAAATACAATAATAGAACCTTTAGGAAGTATTTCTTTTGCTTGTTTTAAATGTTTTGATTCATCCCTCATATGTGGATCATAATTTCTAAAATCAAATTCTAATTCACCGCCTCTATATTCAGAACCATCGGTCAATTGACAAGTCATTGATAGTTTTCTTATCTTACCATGTTCTGGTGTTCCTGGTTTATCATAGGGTTTTTCCCAACTATCACAATGCCAATCATAGTATTGATTTAATTTATATTTTGTAAATTGACAGGCTTCAGACCAATCCCACTCAAAATTCCAACCAGCTTCTTTATTGGCTTCATGAATATATGGATGTATTTCTTTATATATCCAAGTCTCTGACAACCAAACTAAATCAGAATTTCTTTTACGTTTCATATCTTTTATTTGATTTTTAGATAAATTTTTGTCTTCATATCCACCAGTTCTAGCTATTGTCTCTGCTTTTGATAATCCATATTTAACTATGTCATCACAAAGTCTTGGTGGTAATGCTGATTTAAAACACCAATAATAATTAGATATATTCATAAGTTATTGTTTGAACTATGTTTAAACTTTCTGTTTGTTTATTATTAATAGTGTACATATTTGTAGAAGGAAACATAATAAATTTGTTATCTGTAAGTGGTATGTCCCAACTTCTACCTTTACGTCTATTATCTTCATAATAAATTTTAACCATACAATCTTTAACTTTAACACCATAAAGGAATGTAAAATCTGGTGAGTGTTTTAAATCTACCGGGTCAGTATTAAATAATGGTTCTGTTTGTTGATTTGGTTTATATATATTTCCCCAAGTTTTTTTGTTAATTAGCTTGACACCATGTTCTACAAGTATGTGTTCACGCATATAAGTATTTAACATGTCCCAAGTTTTTGAAAATGGAAAATCTGTATTATTTATTTTAGATTTTAAAATATCTGATTGTAATTTATCTCTATCAATATCCCAATCTTTTGGCATGTTGACTTTACCGTAATATAGAGATTGCTCTGTTAATACTTTCTTCTGCATACCACCACCATTTTTAATCTATGCTAATTTGTCTGTCAAGTCCCAAGTTTGTGTTGATTCATTCCAAGTATATTCCCAAGAATGTGTGCCTGCTGATATTTGTTCAACCTGTTCATCAGTATATTGTGGCATTGGTCCTGCTGGTGATACCCAACTTGCTGTTGCAATATCTAAAGTCCAACTTGCATGAGGTTTTGGATTAATAAATATTTGATTATCTTCATCCCAAATCATTCCTATACCAGCATAGTTTCCTCTAAATGCTTTTGAATTATCGCCAGAGTTATGTGTATTACCTTTTGTATTGTATGAAGTTTTAACCCACATTTCTGCAGGCCAATTATTACATCTTTCTAAATAATCTGCTCCTACTCTTTCATCTTCAACACCATCGGCGTTTAATAAATGTTTATCTTCTAAAGGTGTTACAGAAATAACTTTTCCGTTCATTCCTATTTTTGCATAATGTGCCATATTTTTATCCTACCTATACTTATACCTAATTACTACTTTTCCAGATCCACCAAAACCGCCAGGTCCTGGGCAAGGCCAACCATTACCACCGCCTCCTCCGCCACGACTCATTTCAGCATCAAATCCAAATCTATTTTCGTTATTATAATCTCCACCTTGACCTGCACCGTCTGGTCCACTTCCACCTGATCCACTTGGAGAATATCCTCCTCCTCCGCCGCCACCGGCAAAAGATTGTGCAACTCCTGTAATACTTGTTGTTACACCCGAACCACCATTACCACCATTTTGTGGACTTGAGTTGGCTCCCGTTCCGCCTGCGCCACCACCGCCTGCTCCCGAAGGTGAACCTGATGATCCACCAGGATTTCCTTGAGGTGGACTTACAGATGGTACATTACCTGATCCTCCACTTGCATTTTCACCACCACCACCGCCAGATCCTCCTGGTCCTCCGGATGCACCACCATATCCACCATTACCACCACCTGCGGATGTAATTCCTAAAGCAGAAGAAGGTGCTCCATCGTAACCTACTTGATCTTTTCCCGAAGCTCCTGCTCCAATTACTACTGGATAATTTTGTGCTGTTACAGTAACAGCTGTTGGAGTAGCTAATGGACTTGCTGTGTATGATCCTGAAACTGGAGTAGAGTGTGATTCTCTAAAACCTCCTGCTCCACCACCACCAGCTTGTGAATTAGGTCCACCATTTCCACCCCCTGCAAGTACCATGTAATCTACGTCAGTAGATCCTGATGGATTTCCTGCTCTTGATACACTAAAAATACCTGGTGAATTGAAAGTATGAATTTTAAAATCACCACAAATTGTAATATCTCCGCCTTCAGCAATAACATAACCAGGACCATAAGTTCCTGCGTCTGAGTTAATAGCTTTCCATCCTTGAGTTCCATCTATATAAATAAATGATACTGCTAAATTATTTTCATCTAATATTCCATCTTGTGCAACTCCGTCAATGTTAGAACTATTTCTTCCAACAGTAATATTGTTATCAACAAAAGTTCCTGCATAATCTTTGATAGCTACAATAGCGCCTGCACTAGGACCTGAAGGAAGTGTTACTGTAAAAGCTCCACCTGTAGTATTACAAAAATATCCTTCTCCAGCAACTGCTGTAAATCCAGTAGTTTTAATAGCGCCTGTTTGCCAACTTACAGATCCACCACCCATGTCAGTGAAACTTAAAGTACCACTACCATCTGTTGCAAGTACTTGATCTGCCGATCCATCTGCTGCTGGAAAAGTTAAGGCATCAATAGTAACTGTTCCAGAACCTTTTGGTTGGATTGATACACCAATGTTAGTATCTCCACCAGATGCAGTAAGTGTTGGTTTGTTTCCTGTAGCTGCGTTTGCATATGTTAATTCGTTTACTGCTGAACCTGTTGCAGTTAGTTTAAATAATTCATTACCATTTGTATCTAAAATTGAAGTTCCAATTTTAGGAGAGGTTAAAGTTTTGTTTGTTAAAGTTTGTGTTCCAGTTTCTGTTACTGTACCTGCTGTAGAAAAAGATGCTTCAAAAACTCCAGTGTTTGTTGCAACACCATCAAGAAAAATAAATTTATATCCTTTATCGTCTGTAGCATAAGTAACTGTTGCACCTGAACCAGATGCTGCTTTTAATTGTACTGTGTATGCACCAGAAGTTGCGTTTTCAATAACATAAAAATTTTCTGTAAGTAATGGAAAAGTTACAATTTGGTTTCCAGTAATAGTACCTGTTAATTTTAATACTCTTTGTTGAGCTTTACCTGTTAAAGCACCATCGTCGATATCTAAAGCTGTAGTTTGTGCACCACCTGCAATGGATACTTCTAAGAATCCACCCATTAATTGTTCAATAAGTTGTAAATTTGCGTTAGTTTTTGTTCCCCATGTACCGGCATTTTCGCCAGTTACCATTAGTTCTATACCAAGATCTGAATATGATGAAGCCATTGTTAATTCTCCTAATTGTTGTTATTTATACTTGTTATTTAATTTTAAGTCAAACATAATTATGCGGGTGTTTTATCTACGTAAGTAGCTCCAGTATAAGGAGTTTTATCTCCATAATATTTAAGTATTAATTTAGCGTCATTTATACTTGTTGTAGCGGTTAATCCTAGACCTGCTAAATCTGCATTAGTTTGTTGGACTGTAGTTAAGGTTCCCAAACTACTTGTAGCTGCACGTCCTGTTAAAGTAACGCCAGTGATATTATTAATAGTTAACGACCCTACAGATGTAGTAGCAGTTAATCCAGTAGGTTGAATTAATGGAGCAGACGAAGTTGTAATTGTTCCAACTGATGTAGACGCACTTAATCCAGTCACACCCATTACACTTGCAGGAGTTAAAGATCCCACTGCAGATGTTGCAGATAAGCCTGTAAGACCAACTATCTGTGCAGCAGCTGTTAATGTTCCTACTGATGATGTAGAAGATAAACCTGATAAAGTAATTGTAGCATCTGATTTAACTGTTAATGAACCAAGTGTTGACGTAGCACTTAATCCAGTTAAACCCATTTGTTGATCTGGTAAAGTTATAGATCCAACTGAAGATGTTGCAGATAAACCTGTTAATGTAAATTGTGCAGCTTCTACAGAACCCCAACCATTAATACCCCAAGATAAAGTTCCCCAACCTGGTTTTACTGATACATTTTCACTAGGTAAATTTACAGAAGAAGTGGCAGATAAACCTGTTAATGTAACGTTGATACCGGATTGACCCCAGTTCTCAACACCCCATTTATCACTACCCCAACCAGTTTCTGGAAATGTTTCTACTGAACCAACTGAAGATGTTGCAGACAAACCAGTTAAAGTTATAGAAACATCATCTTGATTACTCCAAGAATTTTGTCCCCATTGCAACATGCCCCATGTATCTGCGTCTACAGTATTAGCTTGTCCACCCATTCCTGGGTGACTAGAACAATAATAATAAAGTTGTGGTGCTGAAGCAGCAACAGTTATTTGAACTTGTGTTGAACTATTTACTGTTACCCCTGTTGTATATTCGCTTCCAGAATTATGCGTGCCATCTGATGTTGTAGAAAATCTAAATGGATGAGCCGAAGGATAATTAAATACATAAGTGTAACCTTCAGCAAGATTTATAGTATCTTGTAAAACACTATCTATATAATATTTATTACCAGAGCCAGGGTTGGCTACCGTTACTGTGAATGTTCGGATTGCCGACATAAGGACTTACTCCTTATGCTATCTGAATGATCGCGTTACCTGCAGTTTGTGCTGGAAATTCTATTGTAAAAGTTCCGCTAGTTACAGTTTTGTCTGAACCAAAGTTTACGACACATACAGCTTTGTTAGAATTAGTTGAATTGTAAATCAAACAACCTCTTGCTGTAAAAGAAGCAGAAGTCCAAGATGTGTTTGCAAATTTGCAACACGCAGTGTCTGTAGATAAAACTGGAGTTGTACTTGTTAAAGCGTTTCCTCCCGTTGTATATCCAGATGAAGTTGAAGTTACTTCGTAAGTGTTTGTTGGATCTGCTGTACCATCTGATGGTGCAGTATAAGCAGTAGTTGCTTTACTTAGAGTTGCAGAGTCGCTTGAATATAAAGATAATTTAAATGCGTCCGTACCATTAGTAAAGTTGTGTCCCTCTACTAAAATTTCTTGTTTGAAACTATTACAAATAGCCGATGTTATTGTCATAATTTTCTCCTATTACTGAGGCGCTGACTCGATTGGAATTCTTATTGTACCATCCGTGTAATCGTCTCGTCTTCTTCTTCCAATTTGCATCGCTGCAAACTTTTGTAGTTCAGTTTTATACTTTTGTTCATATAATGTCAACATATCAGTTGGACCTTTTAAAAAAGAATATGCTTCTACTAAACAAGCATATAAAAGACCTTGTGGAAAATATTGACTAATATAAGTCGTTGTATTAGCTCCAGATAAAGCTTGTGGAAGTTTATTCCAAGAAATAGTAAATTGATAATTAGCATCTGGTGTAGGAGCCACTAAAATAGCCCCTGATGTAGTAGAACCTGTTCCTGTAGCTCCACCAAACATAGCATAGTATTTAGGTAATCCTGTAACATCTGCGCCTGCAACACCTCCCGCAGTTCCAGTTAATTCTCCTACATATTCTTGTATAAACGTTTGATCTCTTCTTTCTAACCACTGACCTTGAATTGTATTTGATGTAGTAGAATTAAAAACTTCTACACCTCTTACAAACAAACATTCTGCAGGAACGTTTACAGAATTATTATCAGTTGCAAATTGAGAGTCAGATCTAACTCTATCAGAATCCATAGGAATATCATATGCAATTCTATATTCTGAATTCATTATAAACCCATCAATAATTCCTTGAGTAAAAACATTAGCGTCTACTTCTGTGTAGTCTCTAATCGCTGTTGTTAATGTTGCGTATGTCCATCCTGCCATAATTAACCTCTATCATTAACGGGTCCAATTGTACACTGAAAACCGCCTCCTGTTGCTGTGCTTCCAGCATTAGAAACTAAAGGCACTGTTATAGAATTATATTGTATTTCTGTAGCTTGATTACCATTAGGTAAAGCTGGACCAACTTCTACAGTAGTAGCAACTGCTGTTGCTAAATAAGAACCAAATACTTTTGCGTTATTTGCATGAGCTTTAGCAGAAGTATTAGCTAATGTTACTCCTCT